CTTGGCTCTCTCTTGGTTCTCCGTACTCACCTACTAAATCAAAGGATCACATCATGTATCAATCAGTCAACTTCTCTGCCTTCTGCGATGCCTTCCGTAGCATGGATCGCAACGAACAATTTAGTTATCAAGCGAAGCGTGTTCTCTTTGACCACCTCGAACAGTACGAGGAAGACACTGGCGAATCAGTTGCGCTTGATATTATCGCTCTATGCTGCGACTACGTAGAATCTACAGTGGCTGAAGTGATCAGGGACTATTGCATTGAAGATGATATGTCGATGGGTGATATCTTTGAGTGGCTGTTAGAGCGCACCAGTGTTTGCGGCAGAACAGACGCAGGCACTATTGTATTTGCTCAATTCTGACGTTATCAAATCAAAGGAAAATTACCATGCAAACGAAACAACTCCCGATTTATGACAACAGAATAATTGTAGGTCATGCGACAACAGAAAAAAGAGCCAAAAAAATTCTGAGTGATAAATTACAGTCTATTCCTAAAGGGTGGAAAATAAGTGTAAGACTAAGGAACACTGCACTTATTGATTTGCCTGAAGGATGGGTTTATTCTGTCCACCCTTAAATTGTAGACTGTAGTCGCTTGCCCTTGTTTGAGGGCTTGCGAGTGCAATCTCGCACTATTTTAATGTTTCCACATCATGAAACAATACAACCCTTTCCCTGATGTCTCTTGCACCTATGGCGCGCCTATGGGACGACGTGGCGATAATCCAAGCAACTTGCAAGGCCTGAAACGCCTACATGCAAGGCGACAGGGCGGCTCTGATGGTTACGATAAGGGCGGAGCCTATTGGGGCTCTCCTGCTAATGTTTGGGCTGTTTGGGCTTGGCTGGATGGTGGTGTCTGTGTGGCCTATGTTCGCGCCTCATCACGCATGCACGCTATCGCTAAAGTTTATAACGGGGAGAAAATCTAATGTTTATGAAACCTGAAATAACGCAATCCGGAAACCTTTATTCATGTGAGTGCAGCAAGTGTGGTTCAACCCTCTACACGCATGAATGGGCAACAGGGGACCACAACGAACGAAGAGATGCAATGGAGGCCGGAACCCTGCATTGTGACGAGTGCTCAGGCCTTGCTGACCCTGAGACATTCTGGCAAATGGAGGGCATGTATTTTGCTGGTCGCCTGTCTGCGTCTGGCTATCTGGATTGCACCGATTGGCTGTATGGAAAGAACAAAGAAGCTTTGATGGAAGACATCAATGCAATGTATGGAATCGAAGGAGAAGAGTGATGTCAGACTGCGCAGCAATAATTGAGGCCAGCAATGGCCGATTCTTCACTGTCTGTTTCCTGAAGAAGGATGGCGTGACCAAGAGAACCCTCAACGGCAGATTGGGGGTTGAAAAGTACCTCAAAGGAGGACAGTGTACTCTTGACCGCTCAAAATATCTGATCGTCTATGACATCCAAGCTAAGGGCTATCGAGCAGTCAACCGAGAGTCTATTCTCTCCGTGACTTTCGACGGCGTGAGGTTTGTTCAGTGGACTGCATCAGAAGGAGACAGAGCATGAACCAGTACGATTCTTTTGACACAATGGCGATTGCAGCCAATCACGCTTACATGAACGATTCTGCTATGCTTTGTTTGAACGATGCCCTACACAATTACAAACTGGAAGACTATGATTCAACGCATAAGCGTGCATTGGATTCTTTGAAACACTCAGTTGGTATTTTCCACACATCCTATAAAAAGGCTTCAAAATGCACGGCGTAACATGGCGGAACTATATCGAACCAGACTTGGAAGAGGAACCATGTAGACACTTGAATGACCCTGACTCATGCCCATTGTGTGAAGAGGAGGGGCCAGATTGTGAGGTTGACGAAGAAACATGGAAGTCAGACCGGAGCAGGGCAGAGAAAGAAGCTGAAGATGACTATTACGATTAATCGGAGAATCTAAACATGACAACAGAATCGCGTTATTTCAACGTAGTCCGAGAGCTGGGCTTCGTCACATACTCACTAGAATCAGCTAGGGCAGAACTAGCCCTTCACAAAGGGCAGGGAATGAGCACTATCGATCACGCTAGGTGGATTTTGAGCACTCTAATCGGTCGCATGCAAGCTGACCCCTATATGCATGGTTCAGAGAGCACTATCGAACACTTAGAATCTGCTTTGTGCTCACTATCATCAATTAACTATGGGGATGTTGACGATGGAAACATGTAACTGTAAGTTTAACAATATCTGGCCTTTCCCAGTATCACACTGTAGACATGGGAAGAAACTATTACCTGATGCATTAGAACCATTGACTATTATCAAACGAAACAATACAATACCGGATTCTGTACTGAATATCATCAGTGCCTCTGGCACTATTAAAGGTATCAAATGAGCACTATACCTAAACCTATCTTGGAACAATGTTTCACAAGTAATAACTGGCCTGATGCTATAGTTGAAGCTATTGAAATGGTTGGATACATGAAATGTAAACACCAGATGACCACAGCTATGGTGGCTACATGGTTGAACGAAAACGGAACAGATAAAGCTGGTGCTGCTAAGTTTATGCGTACCTTTGGAGATGCATGGCAGCCACCACGTTGAAAGACCCTCAGGAAGGCCTCTAAACGGGCCTACAACGCGTTAGAGCACCCCATCATAGGCTACCCTAGCCTGAACAACATTGAAAGCGTCTAAGACGCGGAAAGCCTCCTATGACCCATTGTGTGTGTTGTGATAAAAACCTTAATGACCTTGAGTCAACCCTTAAAAATGGATTTACCAATGAATTCTTGGACACATGCTTACCATGCCTCAGGGAGATCAGCGTCTATGCTCCTCTGAGTCTCAAGCATGGCAACAAGAACATTGCATTGGCTGGCTTGCTGAATTCGCTTGACAACGACGACGAAGCTGTGTACTCTAAAGACTCTATAGAGAAAGAGAACATAGAAGTTAAAGACAATGATTAAGTAAAGACTACTACTATGTTTAACTGCTATGTTAACTATTATGAGTTAACTGCTATGTTAATAACTAATTAAGTAAAGAACTACTATGATTAAAGACCTTAAACAACTACTTAAAGAGAAAGTAGATAATGCTTATAGCCCTAATGACAGTTATAACTTTGATGATAAAGATACTTCTAAGTTAATGCAAGAGAGCCATTATCATCACACCATTAAGGATATTATTTTATTGATGAAGAAATACGGATACCGTCATGTTTTAGATACTATTGAAGTAGAGTATTATAATATGTACTATGGTAAGTTTGATAATGAAGCAGTCAAGTAAGTTTTTAAGACACATAGCATGTGATGCTTGTGGTTCTACTGATGCCAATGGTCTTTTTGACGATGGACATACATGGTGTTACGTATGTAATAAATACACTAGCAGTAATTCTAGTTTAGTAAATACTGAACTAAACAAAGGTAACTATAAGGTTAATATGTCTATAACTGTTAATGGTGTCTTTAAGTCTATTCCTGAAAGAGCTATTACTTTGTCTACAACTGAAAAGTATGGTGTCTTACAAGATGAAGGGAAACATTACTATCCGTACACAGGGACTAATAGCAATGATGTCGTAGCCTATAAGGTGCGTGACGTAGCTACTAAGACGTTTACCATCAAAGGAGACTTTAACAAGGCTACTCTGTTTGGTCAGAATCTATTCCACACTGGAGGTAAGTACGTAACCATCGTAGAAGGTGAACTAGATGCTTTGGCAGCGTATCAGATGACAGGATCACAGTGGCCTTGTGTGTCTATCCGCAATGGTGCTAATGCAGCTTTGAAGGACTGTAAAGCTAACTATGAGTGGTTGAACACCTTTGACAGCATTGTTATTGCCTTTGATGGTGATGAGCCCGGAAAGAAAGCAGCTAAGGAAGTAGCTGAACTCTTTGGTTCTAAAGCTAAGGTAATGAAGCACCTAGAGGGTAAAAAGGATGCCTGTGATTACCTTATCAAAGGGGCTACAAAGGAGTTCGTCAATGCATGGTGGAAAGCAGAGGATTACAGGCCTGATGGCATCATCAATGGTGTAGACCTTTGGGAAGAGTTGAAGAAGCCTAGACAGCTTCCTGATGCTTCTTGGCCTTACACGAAGCTGAATGATATGCTTGCAGGGCTTCGTAAGAGGGAACTAGTTACCATTGCAGCAGGTACAGGACAAGGTAAGTCTACGTTCCTTAGGCAGTTGATTCATCATTTGTTGCTAACTACAGATGACAACATTGGCATGGCTTTCTTGGAGGAATCTCCTGCTAGAACTGCTATGGGCATCATGTCAATAGATGCTGGAAAGCCACTACATTTGCCAACTACTGTGTACACTGAAAAGGAACTTCAAGATGCTTTCAATAGGACTATGGGCTCTGGGCGTTGTGTTATGTTTAATCATTTTGGCAGTTTGGATATTGATTCAGTGCTTAACAGGCTGCGCTGGATGGCTAAAGGACAAGGATGTAGCTGGATTATTCTTGACCACTACCAAATGATCTTGTCAGGAATGGACACAGATGAGCGTAAGGGCTTGGATATGCTCTTGACTCGACTGCGTACCTTCGTAGAGGAGACTGGTGTAGGCCTCTTTGGTGTTAGCCACACACGCAGGCAAGAGGGTAAAGGACTTGAGAATGGTGCAGAGATTTCACTGTCATCACTGCGGGGCACTCAAGGTATCAGTCAGCTTAGCGATGCTGTGATTGGCTTGCAACGTGACCAGCAGCATCAAGATGAGAAGATCAGGAACACCACTGAGGTTAGGCTGTTGAAGTCAAGGTTTACAGGTGAGACAGGCCCAGCAGATCATCTGTATTTTAGTAAGAACCACAACAGGTTGATTGAAGTGGAAAACATTATGGAGGCTTTATGAATGAGTTACGTGAAGCAGCAGACAATTTGTTAAATGCTTTTTATAAGTGTGAACGATTAGGCTGGCATGCTTTAAAACTTAGTAAGATTCTAGAGAAACCTGAACAGGAACAAAAGCCTCTTACAGACCAAGAGATCATCGAAGCAATCAAGAACATATCACATAACGAAATGAGTGCCTTTAACATAGCAAGGGCAGTTGAGAAGGCTCATGGGATTGGAAACACCAATGAACAATGAAGTTATACAGAGTTTAGGAAGTTTATCTCAAGAGGATAATAAATTCTGTGACTCCCACTGCACGTGGCTATCTCATCATCCAGGATGTAAGCATTACTTTCATGAGCCTATCCTAGACTTTGCTATCATGTCAGGACTACGTAAAGAACCAGGAGCAGACAGAGAATACATTGGAGACTTTGACTGGAGAAACTTTGCTAGGTGTATCATCAGGGAGTGCTGCGAAGTCATTGAAAAGCACGACGAACCAGTGTATGATGGTAAGATTCTACTTAAACACTTTGGAGTTTATTTGTGAGTAGCCTAACTGTAGAAGAGTTTGAAACAGTCTCAGAGATCATAGATTACTTTGACTTTGAGAAAGTTAATTCAGTAATGACTTACTTAGGTTGGAGGTGGCTATCTGATGACAATCCTAGAATTCCAGATGTACAAGAACTTAGGAAGTACTCAAGGGGGCTGTTAACAAGGTGTTTAATTGCATCAAGAGAACACAACAAGTGGTCCATTGAGTGTGGAGGGTTCTTGGCAGAATGTGAAATAGACGAAGAGGATAACAAACCTTACCTGAAACTTACATTTGTATTAGAAAGTTTTCATAATTATGAGTAAGATGTACAACCTTTACTTAGGCAACGAATACTGGTACTCTGTTTACACTGAAGATGAACATGAAGCTATGGCATTGTTCAGTTCTTTCCCAAGTCTCTCAAACAGTCTAGGCAAGGAAGTAACTGCTGAGGTTGTTGATGTAGATAAAATTATTTCAGAGAATAACAATGATTAAACTTTATGAACTTCCTGTTAATACTCATTTCACATTTCAGCCCTATCCTGACAATGTTTACTTTCTTTGCAGGATTGATGGGATGTATTCTTATTGTCTGGATACATACATGAACGTACATCATTTCGCAGCTTATTCAGAAGTCATCCCATATGACAAATACAAAGAGGTAGAAGATGTCAAAGAGGAAGATAGTGCTGGACTTGGAGTGCAACATGAAGCACAGCAAGATATGGATAGTAGTCACTAAAGACTTAGACACTGGCGAAACTATCACATGGAAACAAGCAAGCGGCCTAAAGGAGTATCTAAAGGAATGTACGTTGATAGTTATGCAGAACGGCGTAGCTTTCGATGCACCCCTATTGAATCGTTTATGGATGACGAAGATAAGGCTGACTCAGTGCTTCGATACTCTAATAGTGTCAAGGTTGCTAGAGCCGAGCAAGCAAGAAGGACACAGCCTAGAGGCTTGGGGAGAGCAACTAGGGATAAAGAAGATTGATTACAGAGCAGTCTGGAGATGGTTGACTTACAGAGTCAATGCTGATTGCTACAAAGGTGAAGAGTTTGATTACCCTCACATGTCCTTGCTTGAGCATTACTGTATCAGGGACGTTGACGTAACTGCTAAGCTGTACGCACACCTACTTAAACTTGTAGAGGAAAAAGAGTTCAGTCAAGAGAGCGTAGAACTTGAACACAAGGTAGCTTCAATCATTGCTGAACAAACTAGAAATGGTTTTAAACTGGATAAAGCATATGCCACTATGTTACTTGTTGACATCAAAGGAAAACTGGATAGCATATATGAGGCAATGCAGCTTCGATGGCCTCCTTACGAAGTTGAAAGAATCTCAGAGAAAACAGGAAAGACTCTCAAAGCTTCCACTGTTACTTTCAATCCGGGATCAAGGAAGCAGATTGGAGAAAAGCTGATAGAGCTAGGATGGAAGCCAGATACGTTCACAGAAACTGGACAGCCCATAGTTGATGAGGGCGTACTGTCAAAGGTAGACATCCCAGAGGCTAAGGTGATCGTTGACTACCTCCTCTATCAGAAACGTATAGCCCAGATCACATCGTGGCTAGAGGCTTGTGAGAGTGATGGAAGGGTACACGGTAAGGTGATCTCCAACGGTGCTGTGACAGGCCGCATGACACACTCAAACCCTAACATGGCACAGATACCCAATGCAGGCTCTGTGTACGGAGTTGAGTGTAGGGAGTGCTGGACTGTTGAAGAAGGTAATGTTCTAGTAGGTGTAGATGCCAGTGGACTAGAACTTAGGATGCTGGCTCATTACATGAAGGATAAGAACTATGTCAAGACCGTCTGTGAAGGAAGCTCCAAGGATGGAACAGATGTGCATACGATCAATCAGAAAGCTGCAGGCCTGCCAAGTAGAGATATTGCAAAAACTTTTATCTACGGATTCCTATACGGAGCAGGAGATGCAAAGATTGGTAGCATTGTCGGTGGCTCGACAAAAGAGGGTGCGAAACTTAGAAAAGAATTTCTCTCTAAGACTCCAGCTCTACAAAAACTCCTTGAAAAAGTTTCAATCTATGGAACCAAAGGATACGTCCCAGGACTCGATGGAAGAAAAGTCTGGGTCAGATCAGAACATGCAGCCCTGAATAGTCTGCTTCAAAGTGCTGGTGCTATCGTGATGAAGAAGGCTTTGTGCATCTTCTACGACAAGGTTAAAGCAAACAAGTGGCCTGTTAAGTTAGTTGCTAATGTTCATGATGAGATGCAAATAGAGACAAAAGAGGAGTTTGCTGTTATAGTTGGTGAAGCAGCAAAGCAGAGCATTGTAGAAGCAGGTGTTCACTTTAAACTTAGGTGTCCCTTAGATGGAGAATACAAGTATGGAAGAAACTGGAGAGAAACCCACTGACCGATCAGTGACAGTTGACATCTTTGAGGATAGTTTTGAAGTTAAGATCAAGGGAGACATCCTAATCATTGACTTGATTGATATTCTTAGAACTTTAATGGAGGAACTGATAGATGAGTTAGAAAGCAGTTTAGAATCTGGAAATAAGTTTCACTAAGTTAGATACGCGAGAGTGGTGAAATTGGTAGACACAAGAGACTTAAAATCTCTCGCTTATGGCGTAAGGGTTCAAGTCCCTTCTCTCGCACCAAGATATAACAATTTATACACACGTATACACAAAAGGAAATATAAATGAGTGATCTTAAACCTGTTAAAGTAAATGGTGAATTGTTCTGGTCTAAGTGGATGAACGAATTCAATACTAAATTTAACGAGGAGAATAAGAAGTACGAATGTACCATTGGTATGCTCTCTGACGCAGCAGCAGAGGCACTCAAGGCTATTGGCATCAAGATCAAAGAGAAGGAAGGGATGGGTAAGTACATCGTTGGTAAGTCTCTTTACGTCTTTGAGCCAGTCACCAAGGAAGGCCACAAAGTAGACATTGAAGACATTGGTAATGGTTCCAAGGTTGTAGCTCTTGTTGCCAGCTATCGTCACAAGATGTCAGCAATGCATGGAGCAGCCCCTTCGATCAAGAAGCTGATCGTTACTGAAGTCAAGACCTACGTAGCAGATGGTGAAGTTGCTTCTGAAGGTGATGATGATGATAAAGATGTTCTGTAATGGAACAACCAGAGCAGTCATGTAAGGACGTACAGCCTAGCGTGGCTCTCTTGGATGCTGACTTCCTTGTGTACAGAGTTTCCTTTGGAGACAAAGAAGCAACGGAGTCAGCAGCCAAAAACAGGCTTACAGAGTACCTTACAGACATTGTGTACATGAACTTGGAAGCTGATGACTACAAAGCCTGGATCACAGGTAAAGGTAATTATCGCTACGAAGTTGCTGTAACAGCGCCATACAAAGGTAATCGTAAGGATGTTGAGAAGCCCCCTCACTACCAAGCGTTAAGGGATCATCTAGAGCGTCTAGGTGCTCTTGTAACCTCTAACAATGAAGCTGATGATGCTGTCGCTATCGAGTCCTGCAAAGGTAATTACTGGATTGTTCATGTTGACAAAGACTTGGATCAACTCAAAGGTTGGCACTATAACCCAGTCAAGAATGAACGATATTATATTGACGAGCTTCAGGGGCTTGTTAATTTTTATACTCAGGTACTCGTTGGGGATCGCGTTGACAATATACTTGGCTTGCGTGGTATCGGACCAGTTAAAGCTGGCAAAATCCTACAGGGATGCACATCCGAAATTGAACTATACGAAGCATGTTGTAAAGCCTACAGAGAACACGAAGAAATACAAGACAGATTGATAGAGAACGCACAGCTTCTCTGGCTGCAAAGGAAGGAGAATCAGCTATGGCAACCTCCAATAAAGGACGTAAACGTAAGCCCTTAAGTGTTAGGCAGGTTGCTTTAAAGCACGGCTTTAGGAGTGGTCTAGAAGACACTATTGCAGCTAAGTTAAAAGCTGATGGGGTTCCTTACAGGTACGAAGAAGTTGTAATCAACTACATCAAACCTGCTAGGAAAGCGAAGTACACACCTGACTTTGTTCTTGAGAATGGAATCATCATAGAGTCCAAAGGAAGGTTCGTAGTAGCTGATAGACAGAAACATTTATTTGTTAAAGAGCAACACCCAGAGTTAGACATTAGGTTTGTGTTTAGTAATTCAAAACAGAGAATTTCTAAAGCAAGCACTACAACGTATGCAGATTGGTGTATCAAACATGGTTTTAAATTTTCAGATAAAAGCATACCTGATGAATGGATAAGGGAATAACATGGAAGAAAAACAATGTAGTAAATGTAAAGAAATTAAAAATAAATCAGAATTCCATAAAAGAAATGGAAGACCCAGAGGTGTACAGTCTATTTGTAAAGTTTGTAAAAGCTGGATTAAACCTAAAAACCCAATCTCTCCAGAAGAAAACAGAGAATATTTTATAAAGCATAAATATAAAGTTGATTCAAAATATATTGATTTTTTATTTGCTTCTCAAGGACATAAATGCGCTATTTGTAGAACAACAGAAAGCAAAGGAAGATGGGGATCATTTCACATAGACCATAATCACGCAACTGGCAAAGTAAGAGGACTTTTGTGTCATGCGTGTAATACTGGTATAGGGTTGATGAAAGAAAATATAAAAATATTAAAAGAAGCAGTAAGGTATTTGGAAAATGATCCCTAAGGAGTGGATTGATGAGTGAAGCGATGAAGGTAGTTAATCAGAGTGTTGAACTTGTAGATTGCATGGGTGGCGATGTTAATGTCGTCAACGCTGCAAGAGTAAGTTTCAACAAAGTAGCAACTGAACTAGGAGATAAAGATGCCAAATTACTCAAATATCTTGCTGACCATAATCACTGGAGTCCTTTTAGCCACGTTTTTCTATCATTTCGTATAAAGGCTCCAATCTTCGTAGCTAGGCAGTTGGTAAAGCATCAGGTAGGCCTAGCATGGAACGAGGTAAGTAGGCGCTACGTAGACAGTGATCCAGAGTTCTACATGCCTGACTACTGGCGTAAGAAGGCTGCTAACGTCAAGCAAGGCAGTAGCGAAGAGCCTGTGTACTGTACTGAGGAGTGGCAAGACGCTGCTGAGTACCACACTAAGCAGTTGTTCTTCATGTACAAGAACATGATCGACAACGGTATCTGTGCTGAGCAGTCCAGAATGGTTCTACCTCAGAATATGATGACTGAGTGGATTTGGAGCGGTAGTCTTTATGCGTTTGCTAGGGTTTGTAATCTACGCCTAGACAGCCACACACAGAAAGAAACTCAAGAAGTTGCTAAAATGATCTCTGACCTAGTTGCAGAGAAATTCCCTGAATCATGGAAGGTACTTGTAAAATGAACATTGAACTTGATGAAGAAATGAAAGACACCATCGTTTGTGAAGCCCTTAAGCAGCTTTACTTTGAACTTCTTAATCGTGAAGAAGGAGAGTTTGCTATCTACTCTTGGGACCCTATTGAGGAGTCTAAGAAGCTTGCTAAGATGCGTCGATCAATCAAGCGTGTACATAACTGGTATGCAGTTCCTTCTGAGCACCTCTGATGCGTATATTGGTCATACCAGACTGTCAAGTACGTGAAGACGTACCACTGACACACCTGTTATGGGCTGGAGAGGCAATGGTGGACTACAGACCAGACATCATTGTCAATCTAGGAGACTTTGCAGATATGCCCAGTCTTAGTACCCATGACAAAGTAGGTAGTAAGTACTTTGAAGGGAAACGGTACACATCAGACATTGAGATAGCCAAGTATGCAATGACTATCCTCCTGAAGCCTCTACGTGATCTTCAAGAGAAGCAGAAGAGGAACAAGGAAAAGGTTTACAAGCCTAAGATGATCTTGACTCTAGGGAACCATGAGAACAGGATCAACAGGGCAGTGAACAACAATCCAATGCTTGAAGGACTGATTAGCGTAAAGGACTTAGAGTATGGCAAAGATTGGGATGTTCATGATTTCTTGCATCCTGTATTTATTAATGGTGTTGGGTTTTGTCATTATTGGCCTGTGGGCGCTATGGGTCGTCCTGCTGCAACGCCCTCTGCGATCATTAGCAAACTACACATGTCGTGTGTCGCTGGACACCAGCAAGGAAAACAAATAGCGTATGGCAAGAGAGCAGATGGTAAATCTATATGTAGTATAATTACAGGTAGTTTTTATTTACACGATGAAGACTATATGGATCAACTTAGTAATACTCATTGGAGAGGCTTAGTTATCTTGAATGAAGTTAAAGATGGTCAGTTTGATGAACTACTGCTTAGTATGGATTACTTGAAAAGGAAATATAACAGTGAATGATAATAAGAATAAAAGTTGTTTAACTTGCTTTTACGTTGAAACAGATATTACTAGAGCACCTTGTAATAGTTGTAGTCCAAGGCTAGATAAATATGTACCCATGGCTGCTTTCATTGATGAAGAACCTGTTAACGATGTTGTAGATCGCCCTAAGCACTATATGTTACAAGAGGGTCTTGAAGTTCGTGATGTGTTGAAGTTGTTAGTAGATAAGATTTACGATCAAGGATCACCAGCAGAGGCTTTGTTCATCTCTGACTACGTTCAACTAATGCAGTACCTTATGCGCTTCATGGACAAGAATGGTGTAGAAGACTTAAAGAAAGCTAGGTATTATTTAGATGAGATGATTGAAGCGTATCATGAATGAATCAACTGAGATTACATTCATTGAACTTAAAGAGAAGTTAGCGTTGCTTGATGAGATTACTTTACTTGATCTTCTGGGTGTTGACTCAGAGACTCTAGTGCAGAACCTATCAGACATTATTGAAGAACAACAAGATCGACTAAAGAAGGAATTAGAAGAATGACTATCACTACACCTTGGAGTTCTATTGGGTATATCACTTACAAGCGCACCTATGCCCGTCGCTTGGATGAGAAGAATATCAATAGTCCTACAGAGGAATTCTCTGACACTGTAAACCGTATCGTTAAAGCATCCAATGAACAACTTGGAGTTGGCTTCACAGATGCTGAAAGTGAACGTCTCCGTAAGTATCTCTTGGAGTTGAAGGGCACTGTAGCAGGACGTTTCCTTTGGCAGCTTGGTACAGACACTGTTAACAAACTTGGTCTTGCAAGTCTCCAGAACTGTGCCTTTACTGTAATCAACAAACCAGTTGAGCCTTTTACCTGGGCTATGGACTTGCTCATGCTTGGCGCTGGTGTTGGCTTTAACATTCAGAAAGAAAATGTTGACAAGATTCCTCCAGTCAATTTGGATTTTAAGTGCCCTGTGCGTAGTGATGCTAACGATGCTGATTTTATTGTTCCTGACAGCAGGGAAGGCTGGGTTGCTCTCCTTGGCAAGACGCTTAAAGCTGCTTTCCTAGCCCATGATAGCGGCAAGCAGACGTTCACTTACTCAACTGCTTTGATCCGCTCCAAGGGTGCTCCTATCAAAGGCTTTGGTGGCACTGCATCAGGACCAGAGGACTTGGTATGGGGTATCAACCAAATCGGTAAGATTCTTGAGCAACGAGCAGGTAAGAAGATTCGTCCCATTGATGCTCTTGACATGATGAACATCATTGGTGCTGTTGTCGTTGCAGGTAACGTACGTCGCAGTGCTCAGATTGCCATTGGTGATCCTGATGACATTGAGTACTTGCTTGCTAAGCGTTGGGACATGGGTAACATTCCTTCGTGGCGTTCAATGTCTAACAACTCAGTTGTGTGTAATGACATTGGTGACTTGCATGAATACTTCTGGGATGGCTACGAAGGCAAGGGTGAGCCTTACGGTTTGATTAACCTTAAACTGTCACGCAAGATTGGTCGCTTGGGTGAGACACAATATCCTGATCCTAAAGTTCAAGGATACAACCCATGTGCAGAGCAGTCCCTTGCTGACAAAGAGACTTGCTGCCTTGCTGAGATTTACTTGCCTAACGTAACTTCGTATGAAGAATTCGTTGACGTTTCTAAGCTGCTCTATCGAATCAACAAGCACAGCCTTGCTCTGCCTTGTCACTTGAAGGAAACTGAAGCTATCGTCCATGAGAACATGCGTATGGGCATTGGCATCACTGGTGTTCTTCAGTCTACTAAGGAACAACAAGGATGGCTCAGCGATGCTTACAAGCAAATCCGTGCATACGACGATGCTTACTCTGAAGAACATGGTTTCAATAAGTCTGTAAAGCTGACTACTATTAAGCCTTCTGGAACATTGTCATTGCTTCCTGGTGTTACTCCAGGTTGTCATCCTGCTTATGCTCGATACATGATTCGACGTATCCGCATCAGTGCTAACC